ACGGTGGGGGGCAACGAAGTCTTGCCGACCTTGCTCAATCGACTTCGGCGCGAGATAGAGCAGGTCAGTGCAGATGGTGCCTATGACACCAAAGAGTGCCATGCGCTCTTGAAGAGGAAAGGAGCCAGGGCAACGATCCGGCCGAGGAAAAATGCCGCGTTGTGGGAGGAGGGTCATCCCCTCAACGAAGCCGTGCTGGCCCTCAAGGCTGGCGAACTGAAGGAGTGGAAACGTGCGTCTGGCTACCATCAGCGTTCAAAAGCCGAGACAGCGATGTATCGTTTCAAACAACTCATCAGCTCGAAATTGAGCCTGAGAAATTACAATGCGCAGGTCGGTGAAGCGCTGGCAGGGGTGAAGGCGATGAACAAAATGACGGTGCTTGGAATGCCAGTCAGGCAGCTGGTCAACTGAGTGGCATAAGCTGCTTGGGGAAAGGCTTCCCGGTTCTGATTTAGTCAACAACGCCAGCTTGATCAGCTGTTGGGTGAGGGTGCCGAGATCTTTTTCAGACTTGATGTCTTTGGCCAGTTCAGCGGCCAGTGCTTTGAGTTTGTCTTGGTCCATTTGCTTACCCACGAAGGTATCCTTTTGAAAAAATTACTTATTCGTGGGCGGTTACACAATTGGATTTACAGGCTCTGATTTTCATCTGGATAGAGCTTATAAACTTGCAGCATTCTTAGAACATATAATTATTTAATCTAACTTATCTTTCCAAACCCTACACTATACAACAGTCACCCCAACAATTAATACTTTGGAATAGTTTTATGCAAAACGACCCATTTAGAATCCCGACAAATGATGAAATAGCTATTGCAGAGAGAAAACTAGGCATCACATTTCACAATGACTATCGATGCTTTTTAAAAACTGGTAGCGATGTCGCAAACGCAATTTTTGAAGCAGCAGTTATTCTGCCCGGTGCAGGCCGCCTTGATATTTTTGAAATGGCTAGAATAGCTTGGGAAATTATAGGTGTATCGAGAGATTTATTGCCTTTTATTGAAGATAATGGTGACTATTTCTGCATATCAAAAACAGGAGAAGTCATCTATTGGTCTCATAATGGAAGTTCTAATGAAAAATGGCCGAACATGTCTGCATGGCACAATCAAGTTTGTATAAATCTTGAGTAACCAAAAATGCTCGCAACCACCATCTCGATAGCAGAATTTACTGACATGGAAAAAATCTGGGACACCCACCTCTTTGAGCAAGGCGTAGCATAGCCCGAACCCAAAAGATGGGTGTCCAAGGTCTTCTGCTCACCGAGTTCAAAAGCAAAAGCCCCATCACGGGGCTTTTGCTATTGGTGCGGCCGGTGTGTGCGGCAGCCTGAACCTGCGCGCTCTATGAGCGTGCGGGCAGATCCTTTTTCAGCGCAACCAGCAACAGGGCCAGCAGGCCAAAGGGCGGAAACAGGCAGAGCAGGGAGCAGATCAGGGTGATCAGCGCCGGATGCTCGCTCTTGCGGCGCGCCAGACGCCAGGCGATGACGCCGAGGCGTTGTTGCCCAAATCAGCCAGCAAATCATGATTTCCCCAGCCCCAAGTGACCGTTACACTCGGGGCTTTCTGACAGGCAGACCAAGGGTGTTCAGTTTGTTTATCGCGCTCACATACGCCATCACTTCTCCCACTTGACCATTGTATTTTCGCAGGGTGATTTGGCCTGCCATTAACTGTTTGAACCGGAACATCGCTGTCTCTGCCAGCGAACGACGGTGATACCCCGATATCTTCTTCCAGTGCGCCAGCCCTTCCTTGCGCATCACCTGCACCGCCTCATTTCTCGGATGGCCCTTTTTCCATAGCCCTGCGTTCTTGCGAGGCGGGATACACGCCGTCGCCCCTTTACGCGCAATCAACCGATGGCTGGCTTTGCTGTCATAGGCGCCATCCGCGTAAACACGCCCCAGCTTGCGACGCAGAGGATTGAGCAAGGTCGGCAACACCTCAGCGTCATGCACATTCTCCAGCGACACTTCTGCCGCCACGATACCGTGAGTCACCGGATCTACCGCCAGATGCAACTTACGCCAGACTCGACGTTTCTCAGCGCCGTGATTTCTGACTTTCCACTCGCCTTCACCAAACACTTTCAGACCCGCCGAGTCGATAACCAGGTCGGTAATGCGCCCCTTAGGGGGCTGCCGATAGGCCACCTTCACTGTGCGAGCTGTAGTCCGGGGCACACAGCGGCACATTCATCAGCTCAAACACGGAGTCGAGTAGCCCCTGAGTGGCTCGCAGCGTGAGGCTGAAAATCCCTTTGAGCATCAGAAAGGTACAGATGCTCTGGTCGGTGTAGAGCTGACTCCGTCCCCGTTTTCCGTGATGGTCTTGGTGAAACCAGTTATCCATGCCTCGGCATCAACCCAGAAAGTGAGAGAGCCACGGTTGATCAAAGACCTGTTGTATTGAGGCCAATTGGTGATGGGGTGAAGCGCTGGCAGGGGTGAAGGCGATGAACAAAATGACGGTGCTTGGAATGCCAGTCAGGCAGCTGGTCAACTGAGTGGCATAAGCTGCTTGGGGAAAGGCTTCCCGGTTCTGATTTAGTCAACAACGCCAGGCCAGGTTGTACAGTTTCCAGTTGCTGATCTTCTGTTTGGACTTCCCCATCTGACGCTCCAGGTTGGTTAACTCAGATGATCAGATCCCTGGATGCGCTGAAAGTTCCGGATTTACTCAACAACGCCCCTTGGAGAGGTACGGCACGCCATCGAGGTGGATGAAATCGGGAGAGGTGACGATGCCTTTCACCTTGTGTACGGCCTTACTGCCGCCCTTGGGATCGATGTCGAGCAGGTCGGCCACGTTCAGCTTGACGCCGAAGGCTTCCACCTTGATTTCCTCGCTGCCGGTACTGGCGTAGAACAGCACATCGTCCGGCTCCATCCCGCGCCAGCTGCCGGCCCGTTTGGCGGCGGCGATCAGCTGCTTGAGGTTCTTGGTGTCGAGCTCGAATTCACACTCGGCGGCGACATCCCCATCCACATAGCCATCGGGAATGCCCCGGGTTTGCGCCACCGCGCTGTTGTCGGTGATGGAGAGGCTGGCCTTTTCGACGTGAACCATGGCCCCCATCAGGGTGGTGTCGAAGTTGATACCGGAAAAGCGTTTGGTCACGGGTTAACCCTCCCCGTTGTTGAGGCTCAGATCGAGCAGGATGTTGACGGTGATCCCCTTGGGGCAGTCCACGGTACGCACCACCACAAACACCGAGACCAGATTCTTGGCTGTCCACTGGATACGGATGTCACCATCCTGGGGGGACGCGATGTCACCTGGGAACAGCTGGCCGTTGATGGTGGTCGCCTTGGCCATGGCGCGCAGATCTTTGCCAAAGTAGGTGATGGCCGCGGCGGTGCTGCCCGGGGTGGAGTTGAACGAGCGATCCCCGATACGGGCGATGGCGCGCAAGCGCATCCGGCGCGCCACCTTGTAGGCAATGCGCAGGTTTTCGATCACCTGGTAGTCGCCACCCTCGGCATCCAGGGTGCGGCCATCGGCCCAGTAGGTACCGTCGAAATCGGGGTACCACATCGGTACCGAGAACCGGTTTTGCTCCAGGGTCTGCAGGGTGGCCAGTGGCAGCGGGATCCCGTCCTTGTCCACCGGCTTGTTGCCAAGGCCGACCAGGGCGCCGGTCTTCACCCGGCAGGGGCTGTCGGCGATGCTCACTGCCCGGTTGCACAGGCGCCCCGCATAGGCGCCGGCGAGGTTCGGCCACAGCTGCGGTACCAAAGACACCGAATCGGCTCGGATGCCATCTTGCAGGGCAGCCAGCGTCCCCTCGTACTCGCTCCAGTCTTGACCCCCCTCGGCGGTCGAGACGATGCCTGGCACGGCCAGCAGCATGAACTGCCAGCGCCCCCATTTGGCGATGAGCTCCTGGTTGAGGGCGTGGGCGGCGTTGATTTTCGCCTCGTCCCACGCTTGCCCCAGTACCACGACCCCCTCAAACGACTGGGTTTTCTGGGCATCACGTACCGCGTCTTTCCAGTCCATTTCAGCGGGCAGCACATAGGCGCCGGCGCTCCAGTTCTGGCCGGCGTTGGCCATGGCGGCCTGCAGGTTGGCTTTCAGCTCGCTGGCGGCATCACCCAACAGCTTGTCGAAGTCGCTCTGGGTGTTGAGGGAGAGTAGCTTGCCGGCGTTGTTGGCGGCGTGGCCGATGAACAGCAGGTGGCGTTCGAGCTCGGTCACCGGCCCCTGCATCTGGTTCAAGTTGTTGATCTGTACATAAGGCCACATGGCGCGGGCTCCTTAAGTCTCGTGGTTAGCGGTGAACGGGGCGGGCGCTGCCCGCCACCGACAGGGTGATTTCATCGGCCACCCACACTTCAAAGGGGGCCACGGTCCAGGTCTTATCCAGCCAGCGGATTGCACCGGCCGGGTCTTCCACGATGCGCAGGGGCTCGGCAAACTTCACCTCCAGATCCAGGTCGGCGCTGTGCTCGTCATTGGGCACCACGTCATAGGTGGGATCGGGCAGGGCGAAGCGTTCGCGGAAAGGGTCGTTTTCCTGTACCCAGCTGGCGAGCACCGCCAGCAGGGTCTCGGTGCGGCATTCCCGAAACGGCAGGTTTTCCAGGGAAAACACGGCGGTGTATTTGAGCCAGGCCAAATCCATCCCGGTGACCCCCATGTCCTTGGGTTCCAGGCTGATGGTGCCGCCTTCCATCCAGCTGTCGAGGGAACGGGCGCAGCGGGCTGGTAGCACGCGCTCAAGCTCACTGTGCAGGGCTGACAGGAAATACCCCTGGGGATGCAGGGCCTCGTCGGTTTCGCTCATATCATCGAGACCCCGACCCGGTGCTTGTTCTTGATGCTGCGCACCAGCTGCTGGCTTTCGGCCAGCAGTTGCTCACGCAGATCGGGGGCGCGCTCGGCCATGTCTTTGCGGGCGTCCCGTTCGGTGACCGTGGCGAACTCGGGCAGCAGCATGGCTTTGGCCCGGGCAAAGACGGCGGCCAAGTAAGTCTCGGTCAGCGCGTTGTTGCCGCCGGCGAGGCGGGGGCCGGGCACCTGACCAGCCTCGGTGTAGCCCTGGGCTCGCAAGGTGGCCTGGTGACGGGTCAGCTGCAGGTTGATTTCGCTGATGGCCGCCAGCAGGGCCGCACTGATGGCGTCGCTGTCCATGTCAGCGGGCAGGGCGCGCCGGCGCTCGAAGTCGCCACACACCACGTCAGGCCAAAAGCCGTCATTGGTGATGGTCTGCTCGCTGTAGCGGATGCTTTTGCCTGAAATCATGTGCTGCCCTATCAATTGGGGCGCCCCTGAGGCCACGGGATTGAGCGCGGTGCGAGCGGTCAGCTGCAGGCTCATCCCCGCCGGGGCGCGGTGGCGTGGGAGTCGTTATTCCGGGTTGAGTGCTCGCAGGCGCATGGCGATCTTGTGGCGCAAGGTGCCGACCCCGATCTTGCTGTGGGTCTTCTCGGCCAAAGCCAGCCAGTGGTCGGCCTGCTCCAGGGCGGCGTTGTCTGCCAGCGCGCTGGGGCGAGGTACCCCGTCCTTGTCACGCAGCAGCAGGCAACCGGCCAGCTTGTACCATTTGGCGGTGGCCTGTTCGTTGAGGCGCCAGTCACCCCGCACCTTGTCGAACACCCGGGAGAACCAGGGCTCGACGCCATGGCCCAGCGCCGCTTGTTCCTCGGCCCAGCCCAACACGGTGTCGGCGGTGAAATGGGCCCAGTCGCGCTTGATGTTGCCCGGGGTGCGCTGGTTCTGCTCGATAGCCAGCAGCGCCCAGCTGATGGCGGTTTCCAGATCGCCGATATCAAACGCCCAGACGATCAGGCGTTGAAACAGCGCGTTCTGGTACACGGTGCCGAGCGCCGCCAGTTCCAGGTACTTGTCCACGTAGGGGCGATATTTGGGGAACAACTCGTTCCGTTTCATCGCCACCTTGTCGCTCATCCTGGCCAGCGCCTTGAGCCGTGCCATGTCCTGTTCCAGGGCAATCAGCTGCAGGTGCAAGCTGTTGGCCACAAGACCAGTGGCTTGCCCGGTGGTGGCGGCTTGCGCCGCCCCCAACTGGGCCTGGACCTGCTGCTTGTGACGCATGCCAGGTGAGAGGGCCATGGTTAGGCCTCCGGTTCGCTGTGCGCGTCAGTACCTGCCGGCGGGGCGGCAGGGCGCGCCCCGACCGCCACGTCGGCCTCTTCGTAGCTGCCAAAGGCTTCATAGTCGCCGATGGCATAGCCTTCCTGACGCCAGTACTGGTTTTCAAAGCCCTTGGTGTCGTCGTTGTCGGCGGCCTTGCGCTTGCGGGTGTTGCGCTGGGTGTAGATGTGCAAGTTGGCCAGGGTGGTGACCCACATCCCGTTCGCTGGGAAATAGGGCGGGATATAGGCCGGGCGGCCGGCAATGGACTTGGCCAGCTGCTGGGCAGCGATCTGCTCGGTGGGCTTGGTGGCCTCGCTGTAGAGCTTGGCCTGGGCTGCGGCCACCAGGTCGGTACCGACCAGCACCACCAGACGGGGATCGGTGCGATAGAGCGGGTTGATGGTGGCGTTGATGAGGTCAGAGGCCATTTCATCCAGGGTCTTGAAGTCGCCATGGCCGTCCGGGTCGAAATAGATCTTGTCGCCGGCGGCGGCTTTCACCACCTGGCTGCCCTTGTTCCACTCACGCGCCAGCTGCTGCCAGCCCTTGTTAACGTCTTCACCCAGCGGGTATTTGACCGGATCGGAGTCATCGGCGATGTGGGTACCGTTAAAGCCCACCCGCAGCATGTCGAGGCCAAAGGTCTGGTTGGTGAAGTCGGACACCAGCTGCACGAACTGGCCTTCGTGGCCGGCGTTGGCCCAGGTGCACAGAGTGCTCCAGTCCAGGCGCACGCAGGAGTCGGTTTCGGTCAGGCTGTACTTGTTGCCGTCGACCCCAATCTTGCGACGAAAACGCCCTTCAACCTTGCGGCCGGTGTGCAGGGCACTGGCGCCGACCTGCACCACCTGGCCGGTCAGTTGATCCACGTCCAGACAGGTGATGAGTTTCAGAAACTCGGTGGACTCGAGGATGGCGCTGCGCAGCACGGTTTCCATAGGGGCGCTGACCGAGAACTGCTTGGCCAACGCGTTCTCGGGTACGTTGAAGGCCTTGGCCAGCAACGCGTTGTAGTGATTCAGGCACTTCTCAGCCTGCGGGGTTTTGGTTTGACTCAC